GTATCGCTTTGCGTTAGTATCATTTTAAATGATACTAACGCAAAGCGATACACATAGATAAAAAAGTAACCGCACTCGTTAATTGAGTACGGTTATATTTACCAAATATTCACGCTAGACACTTGCGCTCTAGGTCTTTCAGCGAAATAATTAAGTGCTTGTGTCATTGCGTCCACTGTATCGTCATGAGCCGCGTTATTAAAGCCTACAACTTCTTCTACCATGTCAGACAAATCTCTGATGTTGCTTTTGAAATAAACGTTGCCCGCCTCTAATAACGGCGTAACTGAAAAGGCTCTTGCCTCTTTACTTTCTCTAGGTGTAATTGGAACAACGCCACTTAATTTGTTTTTAAGTGTGTTAATAATAGCTGGACCATTTGCCTTATCCTCAATCAAGATACGCCTACATCTAGGATATTTGTTACTAAGATTGATAACAGCTTGCATACTTTGTGTGAAGTCCATTTGCGCACGTACCATGTCTATTAAGTAATAGTTTGCGCCTGTCTTTTGCCATACTTGTCCGACAACATAGTCGCCACTATCACTATCTTTAAATGTCATATCCCAACTCATAAGCATATCTTCATATCTTGTTGGTGGGTTATCGACGTACTGTAACCATTCACGTTTGAATATGCTACCTTCTGCCGGCGCGGGTCTTTGTTGATACAACGACGCCCACGTACGTGACCCAACTTCAATTTTTTTATTCTCTGCCCAAAATTCGTCAAAGCCTAATTCACGCGATAATGGTTCGCCTAACTTTCGACCTAATATATCGTCTGCATCTTCTGCGATTGCTGGCAACCTTAATCGTTCCCATTCAAAAGGACTGTTATCAAGTAAACGTCCGACAAAATCATCTTCGTGCCACCGCGTCATAATAACGATAACGCTTGCGCCTTTGTGTAAACGTGTTGACAATGTACTTTCCCATTCTTGCCATACACGCTCACGCATTGTTTTTGACTGTGCGTCTTGTGCGTTCTTGATAGGGTCATCAATAATAAGTAAGTCAGCACCTTTACCAGTAATCGAACCGCCGATACCCGTACTTACCATTCCGCCTGTATTATTTAAAACACTCCAGTCAGCAACCGAACCGTTATCGTCTGCAATTTCAACGTTAAATACGTCGTGTGAGAACTCAATAAACTTATTACGATTTAAACGTCCAAACGTTCTTGCTAGTCCGTCTGCGTATGCTGCTGTGATTACTTTCTTATTAGGGTGTTTACCCACAAAATATGACGGAAATGTTTCTGTAACTGTGAGTGACTTACCATGTCGTGGTGGCATTTCAATAATGATATGTCGCTGTTCGCCGTCTACAATACGTTGTAACTCACTAGCGATTAGTTCAGTATGTGCTAATGGTTCATAGTTGCCATGATGTACTAGACGCAAGTAATAACTGTAATGCTTACGCGCTAATTCGATAGCTGCCCTCTCTTTAACTTCATTAGGGATATTAGTCATAGCCTGCCAGCTTTTTAAGTTCATCTTCAGTTAGGTTAGCGTAATGGTTAACGTTACTATCTACGCGGCCTGTATGTTCCATACGTATTTTTTCATTCCAACGTTCTGGGTCTTTAACTTTAAGCGCGTAAATAATTGCTGTTGTGTCCGGCCCTACTTCTTTTTCTGTCACTTCAATACGCTCGACAGTGTTACCGTCTTTGTCAGTTGTCTTGTAACGTTTTGTGTCTCGTAATGTGTAACCGTTAATCTTTTTCATAAGCGCATTTTCGATGTATTGTACTGTGCGCTGCTGCCCGTCCTCAATTGCTTGTGCAATTTCCGGACAACGATGTATCCAAGCGTATAACGTTGTGCGATTAATACCGATACGTTGTGCAAGTTCTTCGTGCGATATGCCCTCGCCTTTCCAAGACTTAATCTGCGTTAACTTATCCTCAGACAACCATTCTTTATAGTTTGTTACGCGTGCTCTACGTTTAGCCATTTCTACACCACCTTACCTATTTATCAGCGAAAGAAATTCGTTTCGTAATTGTGCGCTTTCTTTAAACTCGCCACGAACGGCACTTGTAGTCGTTGATGACGTAGACTTCTTAATACCACGCCCACACATGCACATATGTTGAGCCTCAACAACAACCATGACGGCTAGTGGCTCTAGTTCATCATCAATCGCGTTAGCTATTTGTGTCGTTAAATGTTCTTGCACTTGGAAACGTTTAGCAAAGCCGTCTACCATGCGTCCAAACTTACTTAACCCTGTGACTTTCTGACTTGGAATATAACCGATATGCACGCGCCCATAAAACGGTGCAAAGTGATGTTCGCACATTGAGTTGAATTGAACATCTTTAACAATGACTAACTCGTTATGGTCTACATCAAACGTTTTTGATAAATGTTTTTGAGGGTTTTCGCGATAACCCTCTGTGTATTCCATGAACGCTTTTACAACTCTAAACGGTGTTTCTTGTAGCCCGTCACGCGTAACATCTTCGCCACATAGTGTAATGATGTTCTCAATGCCATTCATAGCATTTTTGATGTCGCCTACACTTGCGCTTTCATTATGTTTTCTAATCTTTTGTAGTTGTTCATCTGTTAAATTATACGCCACGTTTATTCCCCCAAACGATTGCATGTAGTTGTGGTAGTGCTTGAACGTCGTTAAACTCCGGCTCATTGATAACAACTTCCCACAACTCATCTAATTTATCTAATAGTTGTCTTGTAATGTCTTTGTCAGTGTATGGCTCTGCGTTGCCTACAGATAAGTAGTAAGGAATGTTTTTGCCTCTGTATCGTGCGAATACATCTTTTGCATATTGCTTATCTTCTTCGTTGAAATAGACGATTTTAAGACTGAAATTGACATTTGCTTGATATAAGTTATCGACAATCTTATCAAGCATGACAAAGTTTGTTTTCATTGTACTGCTAGGCGGCTTTGGACTGATTGTTAAATCATCAATATCGTAAAACCATTCTTTCCAAATACTACCCTGCGTTTCAAGTCCAACTTTAACGTCATTCTTATGACAAATATCAATAAATTCTTGCATAGCACGTCCGATTAAAGCAGGATTGCCTCCGCTTATTGTAACGTGGCTAAATGATTTGTCGCCCGCTGTTTCTTTTAATAATTCAAATAGTTCTTCAGCTGTTGCGCGTCGTACATTATCTTTTTCGCTACCGTCCCACGTGTAAGCTGTATCACACCAAACGCAACCATAATCACAGCCATAAGTACGAACGAACATAGTCTTTTTACCAATAACCATTCCCTCGCCCTGTATTGTTGGTCCAAACACTTCTAAAAAAGGTATCTTAGCCATTAAAACTCGCTCCAATCAATATGTTTGTTATTAAAGTCACTTTCTTTATCCACGTAAGCATGTTGTGTTTGTTCCTCGTCGTATTCGTCCGGTAACTGTTCACTATATGTCACATAACTTGTAGGCGTTTCTCTAACGATAACTTGTAATACGTGTGGTTTATTATCATATTCCGTTAGTGCCTCACGTACTGCTTTATAAATCGTCTTAGCAACTACTTCTGTTGACGGTTGTTCGCCGTTCCAATCAAAGTCGTTCATTAGTGTATGGTCGTATTTGCCATGCGCTATTTGTTTTAATTCTTGGAAGTTAACTAGAAAACCGTTGTCCTGTAGATTATCGCCGACAATTGTAATGTTTACAAAATACGTGTGTCCGTGTACGTTTTGACATTTGCCTGCACTCTCGTGGCCGATATAATGCGCCGCCGCAAAGTTCATGTCTTTGTTTAATTCGTATTTATAATTATGTGCTTTTACTGGATAAAATTGTTGTAACATCTATAAGCCTCCTTTTAGAATTGATTGATATATGCCATTGTTTTTTGTTTTTGCAAATTGTTTTCTCGCAAATTCTTCTAACCCTTTACGTCTTAACTTACATGCCGGACATTCGCCACACCCTTGACCGATAACACCGTTGTAGCAAGTAAGCGTGTTTTTAACTATATATTCTAATTGACCTAACTCGTGTGCCATTTCCCATGTTTCTGCTTTGTCTAACCACATTAAAGGCGTTTCAATTTTGATTTGTTTGTCTAGTCCAATCGTTATCGCGTCATTAAGTGTAGTCACAAAGTCATTACGACAATCGGGATAACCACTAAAGTCTGTTTCACAAACGCCTGTGACAATAGTATCAGCCTTACGTTGATAAGCGACAATGCTTGCCACTGTTAAGAACAGAATATTACGTCCAGGAACAAACGTATTAGGTAATCCTGTTTCTTTGTCTGTTTCAATGTTCATATCATTACGTGTTAATGCGTTAACAGTTAAATCATTGATTAGTGATACAT